CTCCTTGATCTGACATACCCCAGAAATGGGCTTGTCAGACTAGGTTGTATATTCAATAATCTCATTATACATCTCTTCTACTCTGCCCGAAAGGGCCTAGTACAAGGGGGGTACAATGGGATCGCCGCTATTAGTAGTATGGGTTAGGCCGCCGCAGGAATTCTAGAGAGCGTCAACTCTCTAGAGCTCCGATTGAGCGAGATTTCCCGTAAAATCCATCTAGTTTTGGAGAATTCCCTGATTCTACCGCAAGGTAAAATCAGTGTCTCCTCCAATCTTGATATTGAAGAGATCAGCCTAACGGCTGATATCAACAGTATCTTGATGCTAGATGAATATTGCAAGGATTGCCCTTGCCCACCTATTTGCTCTGGAAACAGAACAGTAGGGTCCAAGGAGCAATCTGGAAATCTCGACCAACTAAGGCCGGGACTCCAGCATTGCACTCTGGAAGCCACGTCGCAGTGCAATTCTCCATGTTGCGTAGATATTCAGCCAAGAAATTGGACTGGACATCTATGCAGCTACAGGGAATGCGGTTATTTCCGTCCCTTGGTGGAACAACCTCTTCGCGAATTCAAAGGTGTCGCGAGACACCAATGTCTTCTCCGGAGAGATCACTACACCAAGATCGGCCATAACTGTGCGATAGGCGCCCGCTACTGCCGAATCTCGGATTACTATGTCATCTCCTAGTATTCTATACTGTCTGAAATCTGTCTTACCAACAGATTCAGCAGCATATTTTACTATGAGATGATGGGTTACAGCTAGAAGGGGCCAAGAAGAGTAGAGACCCATTGGTTGACCCACAGCGTAAAACACTGTGGAGTCTTTCCAGTGGAATCCCTGCCCTATCAAAAGCTCTCTCCAGCTATTAGCCCAGTCTCGTCCCATCCAATGCTCAAGTAGATACTAGTACAATTGTACTGGCTATCTATCTGTTGCAGCGGATAGGTCGAAACTATAATAATACCCAGATTCGCCGAATGGGCCGATGTCCTGGTTAAAGGTTGCATCCTCTCTCACTCCCTTCTACAAGGATATGACGTCCTCGTGGAAGGTGTAAAGAGAGGCTTGCGTCCAATAATCAGCCATCGCGATCTACCTAGATTTTCCTTCAACGTCCTTAACTACAGCGATTCTCCTTAGATTGGTCTCACGACCTTTCTTCGCAGAACCCTATAGAGAAGGATCTTGTTGGACTCTCTTACGTAGAGCTACCTAGTAGCTATACAGACGTTCGCCTCCCTATCTTCTGATATGAGAAATCATATCATTAGTTAGAAGAAGCAACTCGTTTGTACTGGTCTACTATGCAGTACCCATCGGACCCGCTTTGGAGGTTAGGTGGGGTTTACTCCATCCAGTCCGTTTAAAGGATCCGAATAGCTTGGTTGCTAGTCGTGGAATCTCCTTACCGATACGAGCAATCGTATCTGGTTTGAAGGTTCCAGGATTAGTAACTGTTGTTATATCGGGTTCTTTCCAGCCTGGGATTATCCTAGACACTTGCAAAAGTGTCTAAGCTAGTCTCTAGGCCCCTTTCTCACGAACTTGTAGGAAGGGCACCAGCGGTCCAAAAACCGTTGGGATCCCCCTACTTGTTCGGACAAAGGGCGGATTGTATGGCGACCAAGATATAAATCTGTGGAGACAGAGCCTTAGCTCTTTCTACCATAGAATTGTATCTAGGTAACCCCTACTAGCCATTCGATGACTTACTTTCGTAAGGAAGTACGTTATTGCCTCTATATAGGCTGTGGAACCGAAGATCGATGTCCTGGTTAGGGTTCTAACGAGCCCTCCAAAGATTTTGATCCTAAGTCTCATAGTTTATATATGTAATACGGATGTCAGATAGCGCCGCGTCCTCGCTCCACTGTTACGTGGGTGGTTTCATCCTCGCGG